TATGACTACACCAATCTGGGAGCCAGTGTTTGAACCAGATGCAGCAATGCTGTCCAATATTGGGGATGGAGCAATTAAGATTAACCAGGCAGTGCCAGGATATTTCAATGCAGATAACTTAAGAGATTTAACTGGAATTAACATGAGCAATCTGCCAGCAACTCCGGAGGGGTAGACTATGGAGGACATCACACCAGGACTTTTGGAGAAGATACAGAAACAATTCTATCATGATGTTGAAAAGAGCAGCATCATTAAAAACTTCAAGAAACAGGCACAGAGAGGTAAGACTTCATACAGCCAAGCGAACGAGGTGGCACAAGAGATTGGGAAAATCTTAGCGCAATCATATTCGGACAATTTATCATCTGATATATTGCCAGATGGAAAGATGTATTATAACATTGCTTCCAGAGTGTTAAATCCGACGTTAAGGGAAGCTTATGAGATAGTGGCAGATAATGCAGCTATTGTACAGCAGAACGTGAACGAAGCAGCAGGCATTGGAATTAAAACAATAAGAGCACAAATCCAACAGGATAATATAGACGGTATTGTAAATCGGATTTCAAGTGAGGAATATTTCGACGATGTGAAATGGATTCTCGATGCACCTGTACGGAATTTGGTTCAGAAAGCAATGGACGATACTGTTCAGAAAAATGCAGATTTTCATGCAAAAGCTGGATTGAGACCAAAGATTATACGGAGATCATCTGGACATTGTTGTGAATGGTGTAATCAGGTAGCCGGAACATATGTATATCCAGATGTTCCTAAAGATGTGTTTCGGAGACATGATAATTGTGATTGCATTGTTGAGTATTATCCGGGAGACGGTAAAAAGCAAAATGTATGGACAAAAGAATGGAAATACGAAAAAGAATCTGATAAAATAGAAGAAAGAAAACTGCAGGGATTAAGTCCGGAATCAGATGCGATTATACGAAATATACGGGAAAAGATCATTCCGGAACAAAATCGTGAAAAAATTGCACCACGACAGGAAATACATCGACAAGGGACAAAGATGTATGAAGCCAGAAAAAAGAGTCTGGAAGCAAAAGGACAATTTGGACCTTCTTACATTACGGTATCGAACGAAGAAATTCAATCGCTTGTAAAGAAATTTTCAGGGACAGGAATTATTAAATATAATAGTCAAGGTAATTGGGATTCAAAAGAAATCATAACGACAAATGATAAAGTCATAGGAGTAGTTGTTGATA